AATCACAGCGATACACCTAATTGCTTTATACCTAAAAAGGGCAAGGTAGGTAGCTTATATACGATTAAACCAATAAAGGCAAACGAAGAACTTACCGTATATTATACCTTGTATGATGTTTGAAGCAATAACAATATTTTATTTAACCGCAATATGTGCTTTAGTGATAGCAATGTTTTTTAACAAAGAATAGTTTTTTTTATTGTATAATTATTAATAATGTTTTTTAATTCTATGGATGGAAGAAAAAATAACGGAGGACATAAGACTGCAGGTAGAAAATCTAAGGCAGAAGAAGTAAACCTTATAGAGAAACTTACACCCTTGGAAGATGCGGCGTATTTAGCATTAAAAGAAGGTGTAGAAAAAGGTGACTTTAAATTTGTGCAACTGTTCTATAACTATTACGCAGGTAAGCCAAGAGAAACTAAGGACATTACAATTATCGAGGACTTACCTTTGTTTATGGAGGATTAGGGATAACCACAACCCTAACCTGCATTTTGTATGCGAGTAAAGAAAACCATTGCATTTCATAAGCTAAAAAAGCTACAGAGCAGGATACGAATAGTAAAGGGCGGAACAAGCGCATCTAAGACTATATCAATACTTTGTTTGCTAATAGACTATGCCATAAGAAACGAAGGCAAAGAGATTAGTGTAGTATCGGAAAGCATACCTCACCTGCGTAGAGGTGCTTTAAAGGACTTCTTAGGCATCTTAAAAGGTCTAAATAGGTATAACGACACCCAATATAATAAAAGTACCTTAAAATACATATTTACAAATGGTAGTTATATAGAGTTTTTCTCAACTGACCAACCGTTAAAATTGAGAGGCGCAAGACGGACAGACCTATATATAAACGAATGTAATAACGTACCCTTTGATGCTTACACACAATTAGCAGTTAGAACATCAGGGACAATATGGTTAGACTACAACCCATCAAGTTTGTTTTGGGTAGACAAGGAACTGATAGGAAAGCAGGATACGGACTACATTACGCTTACCTACAAAGATAATGATGCACTTCCTGAAACCATAATAAAGGAAATAGAAAAAGCAAGAGATAAGGCAAAGACATCTACTTACTGGTCTAATTGGTGGAGGGTTTACGGTTTAGGGGAAACTGGTTCTTTGGAGGGTGTGTGTATTCCTGATTGGAAAGAGATAGATGCAGTACCAAACGAAGCAAGGTTATTAGGATATGGTATGGACTTTGGATATACAGACCCCACTACTATAATAGGATTGTACAAATGGAACGAAGCCTACATAGCTGATGAAGTGTTTTACAAGTCTAATACTGTTTTAAGAGATGTCAGCTTGTTTCTAAGGCACAATAATATAAAAGATAACATAATAGCTGACCAAGCTGAACCGAAGTCAATAGAAACGCTTAGAAGGGATGGACATAATATCTACCCTTGTACAAAAGGTAGGGATAGTGTAAACTTTGGAATTAATTTAATAAACCAAAACGAAATATATGTAACAAGCAAAAGCAGGAATCTAAAACGAGAACTACAAGGATATGTATGGGCAAAGGACAAAGATGGTAACACGCTACCTAAACCAACAGGTGAGCATCCTGATTGCATAGATGCATTTAGGTATGTACTAACAGATACTTTAGACAATGCACATAGGGGGCAATACTATGTATATTAAAAATAAATTGTTTATTATTTGTTAATTAAAAAAAAGGTTATATATTTACATCATAAACATAAAACAATAACACAATGGAATATTTATTTACAAGAACAGAAATTATGAAAGGAACACAAAAAATATTTCCTAATGCCAAATTTTATTTAACAGATAAAGGCACATTGGAAATGTCATTTGAGGGTGAATTTGTTGACCACGAATGGAAAAAAGGAACATTTATTAATCAATAAAACAACAGGGGGCAGCAATGCCCCTTTTAAATTATAAAACAATGAAAGATTATATTATTATTAAAAAACAAATATGTGCAAAAGAAAACAGGAAGCACATAAAAAGAGCAATAAGAGATATTACAATATTTGCACTTGCATCCTACTTAGCTATATTTGCATTTATTAAGTTAGCATTTTGGATATGGCGTTAGACAATGATTTCTTTAGACCTTGGTTGCAGAGGAAATGGTGTTGGGATAATGGATTCTTTGTTGTAATTAAACCAGTAGAAAGAGGTAGTTATAGAACCAAAGTAACTATAAACTTAGACATACAAAAGAACATCCAACACGGTAAAGAGGAGTACACACAAAACTCAACAAAACTTGAACATAAGATAAACGAATTGTACGAATATATGTTCAGAACATTTAGATAGGTTTTCATTTGGTTAATTAGTTGGATTAGGGGGCAGGGATGCCCTCTTTTCTTTTATACATATTTGTTGTATTTTTATTGTATTAATATACGATTATGAAAATAGAAATATACATACCTGACAAGCTATCTGATATTACGTTAGAACAGTATCAGAAGTTTGCAAAGCTAAACATAGAAGAAAACCAAAACAGTAGTTTCTTACTACATAAGATGGTTGAGATATTTTGCAGACTGGATTTAAAAGACATAGCAAGAATCAAATACCAATACGTCAATAGTATAGTATCTGACCTAAACAACATCTTTAACACAAAGACAGAACTAATACAAACCTTTAAACTAAAAGGTGTTGAGTATGGGTTTATTCCAAAGTTAGATGACATTACATTAGGCGAGTACATAGACCTTGATAACAATATCTCAGATTGGGAAACAATGCACAAGGCTATGGCAGTACTTTACAGACCAGTTACCCTACAAAAAGGTGATAGGTACCAAATAGAAGAATACACCGCAAAGGAGGACACCGAGAAGTTTAAGGATATGCCATTAGATGTAGTTATGGGTAGCCTTGTTTTTTTTTGGAGTTTAAGCAGCGAGTTGTTACAAACTACCCTGAAATATTTAGCGAAGGAGGTGGAGGGGAAGCTGACTACTCAGCAACGTCAAGTTTTGGAAAAAAGTGGGGTTGGTATCAATCAGTCTATGGACTGGCTAAAGGGGATGTTACCAAGTTTGACAATATCACAAAACTAAATATGCACAAGTCATTTATGTATTTGGCTTTTGAAAAAGAAAAGATAGAATTAGAAAAGAGTTTAATTAAGAAACGATGAAAGGATTTTACCAAGTAACAGACAAACTAAAGACGCTCTTAAATGCAGAGCCATTTGTAAATACAGTTACCTATGGAAGCATTGACGATGTAGATTTAGACAAGCAAAGTATATTTCCTTTGTCGCACATTATAGTAAACAATGCGGTAGTAGGTACTAAGACTACAACTTTTAGTATTTCAATTCTTGCAATGGACATAGTAGATATATCTAATGATGAGGTTACAGATACCTTTGTAGGAAACGATAACGAACAGGACGTACTAAACACACAACTTGCATTACTTACAAGGGTAATAAACGAACTACAAAGAGGGGATAGCTATACAGACAAATACCAAGTACAGGAAGATGTTACTTGTGAACCGTTTATAGATAGGTTTGAAAATAAGTTAGCAGGTTGGACTGCCACGTTTAGCGTTATGGCAGTTAATGATATGACAGTTTGCTAATGACCTTTGCACAAACAAAACAAGCCTTAGAGGCATTTGCTAAAAGTATTATAAAACAATCAAAAGGTAACCTTAGAAGGCATCGTAATAATAAGTTTATTACTGGTTCATCAAGTGGTGACTTAGAGGGTAGCTTAGGGTATGAATTAGACGTAACCGCAAACGACTTTAAGGTAAAGTTTTATATGGCGGACTATGGTGCATTCCAAGACTTAGGTGTAAAGGGAAGTAAATCAACGTATTCTAAAAGTGAGAACAGTCCTTTTAAGTATTCAGGCAGATTTAAAAGCATACCCCCACAATCCCTTGATAAGTGGATGGTTAAAAAGTCTATTAAGGGAACAAGGGATGAGCAGGGTAGGTTTATTAGCAGAAAGAGTTTAAGGTATTTGTTGGCTAAAAGTATATACGAAAAGGGGTTAAGGGCAAGTTTCTTTTTTACTAAACCGTTTGAAACAAATGTGCTAAAACTACCAGACGAACTAATAGAAAAGTTTGCATTAGATATTGAAGATTTTATAGCATTAAAAAATGATTAAAGCAAGAAGTCCATTCTTTATAGAACACGAAGAAACTGCTGCACCTGCGGTTTTGCCAAGATTTACTTGTGAAGATACAGTAATATCAGGATTGACGATTGCAGCAAATGGTACTATTACAAACCCAACGGTAACTGTAGGCACACTACATAGTTTAGAACCAAGTAGCTTTGGAACTGTCAGCGTTGATACTGTAAGAAACGTACAAGTGCTAATAACATATAACGCTACAACACATAGACCCCCTTCAGATACAAGCAATGAAATCTATTGTGTAGTACAGGCAACTCAACCTGCAACAGTAGCTGCTGCACATCAAAAGAATTATAGAGTTACAAACCATAGTACAACAGAAACCGCATTAATAAGCTACATTGCCTTTGATGGAGGTCAGGAAATTACGCATTACTTGGCAGCAAGTAGTACGGTGGATATATGTGTGGCGCCAGTAGATTCTACGACCTTTGGTTTTCCTACGGTGGTAGGTGCAGATGCTACATATTTTGATTTAGTGCAAGGTTGCACAACAGATACATTAAGTTAATATGAGAATAAATACAAGAAGTCCGTTTTTTATACAATTTAATAGCAATTAATTATGCCAGTATTAGACAGAGCAGAATTAGAACTTTATATCTACGATGGTACATCAGGAAGCTATGCTACTTCTGACCTAAGATATGAACTCTCAAAGACAAGAATATCAAGCCAAGACAATGTGGTATTTGAAATAAGCGAACTTGTAAGAGATTACATAGACCTTACTTTTAATAACGATTATCTAAGCAGAACAAAGTGGGTAACTGCTGTCACGAGGTTATACGATGCAGATGGGGAAGAATTTGCAACTGGTAGTCCTGTTACTAATCATTATTTAGCTATGGATGGTTATGGTTACTTTGAAGATGGTATAAACCCACAACTATCTGACAACCTATTAATGAGTAACACAACTATTTACTTGCCTGAAAACACCGCAGGTAGATTGCCAATACTTGCAGAGGGAGTTGGTAAGGTTATAATAGATAGTGTAGACACACAAATAACAGACAACGGAAACTCAAACCAAAAAATACAATACATTACAATCCCTGCTAATAGTAATACAGTACAAGTTTATGATACTGATGACGCTACTTTACTTAAAACGGTAACAGTGAACAGCGTATGCGAACCTAAGTTTACACCCTATAAGGTTACGTTTGCTAATAAGTATGGTGCGTATCAGGATATGTATTTCTTTAAGAAGTCTGTCGAAAGTATGAATGTAACTGATGAACTGTATAAGGCAAACATTATAGATTTAGCTAATGTAACATA